ATGGCAAGCGCTGAAGGTAGAAGTCAAAATATTTCGCTTTCAAAGTCAAAAGTCAAATTTGACTTCAATACCGTTCGCTCCCGCGTCATCCCAATTCTCAAAGGCATAGAGGTCAAAATGTACCCTGCCAAGATAGGGCGTGTCCGTGGATGGAAGCGTCAGCATGTTGCTTACTATGTCAAGAAGCTGGAAAAGGCTGGTTTAATCCGCCGCTTAAAGCGCAGCAACATCATCGACTACGAGTTAACGGAACGCGGTCAAAATTTTCTCATATCCTGTGAGGGCGTCCTCTTCAGTAGCGGCGTCTTCCGTTTGCATCGGTGTTTTTTTAAGTTCCCTGTCTTGCGGGAGGGGGTTTATCCAATGGGTGATTTTAAGCGGATTGAGATGCAGAATTGGACCGCACTTTTGGGATTAGAGCAAGGCGTCAAAGTTAGGCATACAACGACATCTTGGATAGTTCATGTGGAAACACTGTATGGGCGCAGTCCGGGAGAGATAGTGACTCTAGCCAAGAATTTAGCGGATAGAGTCGCTCAAGGCTTAATGAGCAAATACGGTTGTGTTTTGGGGCAAGGAGAAATCAACAGACGCCATGAACTTGGAATTGATGACCCAGTGGCTAACCTGTTAAACCGCTATTTTGAGGTAAGCACGCCAAAACGGTTGATTGATGATAGCCCAGGAGAAGACGAGGGAGAGCTGGATCATCTTGGCCGTGACGCTGCAGTTGAGTATTTGCTGATGCCTGAAAGGGTTAAGAAACTGGAGGGGCAGGTGGAAACTGCTCTTAGTGATTTGGAGCAGATTTCTGGCAGCCTTGCAAAGTTGGAGAAGATGGGCTGCGACTTAGCCAAGGTTGCGGATGCCTTAGGACGGCTTGTTGGAAGTCTAGAAGGCGGCAACCAAGAGGCACCTAAGACAGGTGGAGAGGGAGGAAAAAGCTATGTTTCTTAGCTTCAGTTTCAGGTTTTTGGCTGTTAAAACCTGTTCAAAAGCCCTTTTGGCGCTATGCTTAGGGCATGGGAAAAGTCCATGCTTTTCAGATGTTGCTTTTCTACGGTTATTGGGTGTAGCTGCCAGAGTGTTAGAACTTGCTTGCGCTGATGGAGCGAAATTCTTGAAGTGTGCAATTTGTTATGGAATCAAGCGATGACTCTGTTCAAAACATGGCTAATTCAGCCGAAAAAGCGGTAAAAAAGAAGCGCAGCCAAGCCGACAAAGTCGGTAAACTGAAGTATTTGCTTGCCAAGGACCAGAAGCTGGACCGTGACGTGGCTGAGATTAAGCTGTTGCTCAAGGTTATTTTTGCTGGCTTGAAGGATTCATTGCATTTCGAGAAGTCGCTAATTGAAGAGGCTGCCTGTTGCGATGAGGTTGACAAAGCTATTCTCCAAGTGTTGTTTGAAGCGGGCGCTCCTGGGCTATTGCCTAAAGACATAGCTGCCAAGCTGGCTGAATTCAAGGTTGCCCGACATCAGGTTAGCCGCAGGATTGTTCGGATGAATAAGCGGCTGGCTAAGGAATTGGACTCGGCGGTGGTTGAGCGTCGGGGTTGGTGTTGGGCTATGACCAGTTTTGGCGTGGACGCTTACAGGGCATCGGAGAAGGATTTGCTAGCCGAAGGCGTGTCTCTACATAGCGGTTCTGAAGAGGAGAAATAACGTGGCTTTGACTGAGCGGGAGAAGAAAATTTTGCGCTATTGGTCCGAGGGGTTGAATGATTACAGGATTGCAGGTAAGCTCAGGATTGAAGCGCCAACCGTTACCCGTTCACGGTTAAACGCTTTAAAGAAGATTAAGCAAGCTGAAGACGATTTAGCGTTTTTTAGGGGTCTTAATTTACAAATTTCTGTGTAAGCGTATTTGCGCTAGTAGCGTAAATGCACTCTCAAGCCATTAATGCGTAGTTTTAGAAATTGTCTCTTGGCGATTTAGCTATGTCTCAAGAAAACTCTGGCAGCAAGGATAAACATGTTCGGGAACATCTGTCCTCGCTTTTGGCTTTTACCGTTCTTGAATCCATGTCAGGTAAGCCCCTGCGTATTCGGGGCGTAGCCATGTGCACTGGCATGAGCCGAAACCTCAATATCTACACTTCCGAAGAACTTCAAGCCTTTTCAAGCAAACTGGCCAATGCGCCAGTCTATATCGAGCATGTCTCAGTACCAAATGCTGTCGGCAAGGTCACTAAGACCGATTGGGATGGCCACAACCTTTGGTATGAAGCAGAAATCTACGATGGGGAAACGGCCGAAAAAATCCGTAATGGTCTAGTCCAGCACGTAAGCGTTGGCGCAGACTATGAAGCCGTTGACGTTGTGGACGGAAAGGTTCCGCATGGACTGCACAATGCTGAGTTAAGCTTAGTAGCGGTTCCAGGCATCCCTGAAACTAACGTTCAAGTTTTGGAAAAACTCGTTAACACAAAAATCACTGAGGCGCTCCGAAAGGCTGGTGTTCAAGAGGCAGAATGGGACGCAGCCTACGTCAACAACCTGCCGGATGATTGTTTTGCCGCCATTGAACCCGGAGGCGCCAAAGACGACCAAGGCAAAACTACACCGCGCAGCCTGCGACACTTAGAGTATAAGAATGCGGAGGGCAACCTTGACCAAGCCCATGTCACTGCTGCCCTGCAGCGACTAGACCAGACAAAAATCTCAGCCGAACTGAAAGCTCAAGCACTCAAAAAGCTCTGCTCAGCAGCTGGAGAACTCAAAATCGAAAGCTCCGTCTGCAATCTGCAAGGAAAAACTGAAAGCCTCCAAGGGCAGCTAACGGAAGCCCAGAAAACAATCGAGGATTTGCGCAAGCAGATTCCCGGTGGCGGCTTAATCAAGAACCCGCCAAAGGTGATAGCGGTCTCTGAAGCTGCTAAGATGGTTGAAGCGGTTTTGCCTTCGCCGATGGTTCAGCGGAGTTGGAGTCTTGGACCGCAACGCATGTGTCAAGAACTGCGCCGAGTAGTTCAACAGTTAGACCAGAAAGCTGGAGGTAGCTAGCTGTGTTTATGCTCACTTTTGTGGGGAAGAGTACCAAAGGACGAACTTTGGGAAATTCAAAGTTTAGAATTGAATTGATTTTGAATGGTCGATAAAACAGACAATGCTTCGATGGCAGCAGGAGAAACTGATGACCCAACAGTCCAAATCGAATCTTTTGAAGCCGCAGCGGGCATAACCAAAGGCTCACCCGTCTACCTTAGCGCTGATGACAGGGTTTCGCCAAGCCCAGGCGGAGACGATGCCATTGGCGTAGCAACCAAAACAGTCCTTATCACCGAAATGTGCCCAGTCCTCAGAAAAGGCAAAGTCAAAGTCGTAGCGAACGGAGCCATAACAAGGGGCAAAGCAGTGTGCAGCGCCGCAGGTGGCAAAGTAACCCAGCTTGTGGACCAAGCAGTCAACGAAGGCGGAGCAGCAACCTACACCATATTCTACAACCGCAAACTTGGCACAGCCCTTGAATCCGCAGTCAACGATGGCGACCTCATTTTCATCACGGTTGGAAAGTGACCTCAAAATGAAGCCAAGACTCTATGAAACCTTAATGGCTAAGCCCAACGACCAACGCGAACTCTACGAGAAACTCAAGCAGAAAGCCGACCACCCATTCTTAAAACGTTACATGCAGGTGGGCGTTAAAGAAGGCTTCTTCAGCGATGCCGCAGGCGCACTTGGCAGAATGCATGACACAATGGTAGACGCCGCATGGCCAGAGCTCATCGGCAGAAACATAATCACAGTCATGCCGACAAACGAGGCGATGGAACGGTTCCCGCTTGACGGAGGCGCAGTTGGCTACCGTTACGCTGAAGGCGCCGTAACAAGGCTAAGCTCAAAGAAACCCTCAACCGTGGACATCTACACCAACCAGTTAGCCGAATCCTCAGACGAATGGACCCGCGAATACCTCGAAGACGCAACTTGGAACGTTATGAGCAAAGCCGTCGACAACATAGGCAGAGCACTGGGACAAAAAGAAACCGAAGCCATACTTGCTCTGTACGCTGCTGTTCTGGCTGCTGATTTGGCAACAGGCGCAGAGTTAGCCGGTGGCGGAGCCGTGGCAAGTTGGGCGTCTCTTTTGAGTTTGCATGAAGCCGTCCGAAGAGAAAACTGGCGTCCCAACGTGCTAGCTGTTAACGAGATGCAACTGCACCAACTACTCAACGATGACAAGTTTGTGAAATCCGTCTATTTGCCAAGTAGTGAGACCGACATCGCTCAAGGCACTATCGGTAGCGTGCTAGGCATGACTGTGCAGTCAAGCACTCTGGTTCCCAACGGAACAATGTATGCAATCGATACCCGCGTGGCTTCAGTTATGCTTCTTCGCCGAGATGTAACCGTGGAAGACTGGGAAGACGTCAAAACTGGCAAGTACGGTGTACGTGGAACTACACGGTTTGGCGCTGGCATTCTCCGCTCCAAAGCTATCGCACGCATGACTAACGTTAAGCAAACCATGACCTAAACGCCGTGGCAAACGATACGCTATTTTCCCTCTTTTTTGGGCTAAACAAAAACTTCAGGGTTAAAACGTCATGAGCAAAGTCATCAAGAAAATCAAGGAAGTACTTTCCTATGCGCCAGCTTCAGGAGTTGCATCTCCAAACGGCAGAGTCTTCTTTGACACGTCATGCATTCCGCTCGCCGATGTGATGAAGCTCTATGACCGAGATCCAACCTGCAAAAGCAGCGTGGATCTACTGGCCGCTTCGACTGTTGGCATGGGGTTCTACACTACAGCAGACGAAAAATACGAGAAAGCCGCCGAAGCCAAAGCAGCCGTGGATAAGTTCTGTGAAGACATTAACTTAGATGGTTTGCTCAATGAAATGGCTAAGCCATTGATTGGCTGTGGCAACGATTTTTGGCTAAAACTGACGCCCGATAGACTGACTGACGCGCTTCGCATGCCCATCGACGCCGTCCAACGCATTGGGTTAAGCACGGTTCCTACCCTGAAAATTCCTTACAAAGTTACGGGTTACCAACTCTCAGGCACTTACGGCGGCAACGCTGGAAACGAACTCAACCCCGAAGCCGTCATCCATTGGCATCTTAACAGTGACGTGCCTTCAGGTTTTGGCGTCGGCTTACTGCAAGTTCTCCTGCACACCTTAACCGTTGACACCGACAAGCGCCCGTCCTACGCTTGGATGAAAGCTAAGATAGAGAAAATTTTGCCCAGCATATTCACCAAATACGCTGGACCGGACGTTGTCGTGCAACTCGAAGGGCAGAAAGAGGACACCATCAAAAAGTACGAAAGCGCAATAAAAAATCGCCCAGAGGAAGGCCAATGGCTTTTCAGCGGCGCTAAATCCGTCGGCGTTTTTCCAGTCACCATCGACCCAAGAGCACGTTTTGAGTATTACATCGACCACATGGTCAACCAGTTCTATTTGGGCTGCGAAACGCCCCTGCCACGGCTGTTTAGCACTCCAGGATTCACTGAAGCTAGCGCAAGGGCAGCCTTAGACCTGCAGGACATGCTCATAAAACCTGTCCAGCGCTATATCAAGCGCCAAGTAGAGAAAGAAATCTTCGCTATCACCGTAGCTCAGGCGGGGTTAGACGCTGTTAAGGCTAAGGTTAGGTTGAATTTTGGCAGTCCCGAAACGCCTGAACTGGTTCCAGCCGACTTGATCAAGGCTGCTGAGCTTGGACTGGTTAGGGCTGAAGAGTTCCGCAAGAACGCGGTCAAATTTGGTTGGGAACTTTGGGATGCCCAACCCCAAGCAGGCGTTCAAGGTAAGGAGGTAAAAGAGAAATGAAGTTGTCAGACAAACAGCAAGCGCTTTTGATGTTTGCCGCTTTCGTTCTGCCGCCATTGGCTACTTGGATGGGGCTTGGCTTTCCAATTGGAAACGTCGAGCTAGGCATCCTGGGCAGCTCCATGGTTGGCGGAATAATTGCGGGCATTAAAGAACTGCTTGGTGGCAAACCGCAAGAAAGTGCAGGAGCTGCATAAAGGACGGGTAGCGTATCAGCGGAAGACGTCAGAGACGCCCTCAACTTGAAAGATTCGGATATTTCTGACGTGAAAGTTCTAAAGATGATTAAGCGTGCAGAGGTCACCTTAGAGCTTGAACTCTCCGCTGATATCGACTACCAGAACTGTACTGACCCCCAAAAAGAAGCAATAACGCTTCTGGCAGCCATTTACGCTGTCTGCTTTTTGACTGGCGGCTCCACAGTCGGGTTAAATTTCAGTATCGGCGACGTAAGCAGTTCTAACTCGTCGCTGCCCAGTTTAACAGTTCTGCAGGCTGAATTTGAGCGGATTCTTGCCAGCCTCAAAGAGCCTTATGTGGGGAGCGTGTAACCATGGGAACCGTTCCAGAAACATATTACCAATTTGTCATGGACTATGCACCTTACGTTTACGTCATCCCACCCAGCACCCCTGACCCAGCCTTTGGAAAAGGCGTATTGGCAGCAAGTTTCGCAATCGACTTTCTCTGTGAGGCGTATTCTGCTGCCCAGCAGTTTGAAGACAGAAAGGCCGACATCCTTGCCAAAATAGCGGATTTAGCCGATTGGATTCTAACCCAGCAATGCACCGACCCAGCACGGATGGCTTATGGCGGATTCCAAAGCAGCGAAACCAGCACCTACTACTACAGTGTAGACGCCTGCAGAGCCATACCTTCACTGCTAAGAGCCTATGAACTCACCAACGATTCCCGCTATTTAGACGCTGCCAAGCTAGCTGGCGGAACATTCCTCAAAACCATGCAGGACCAGCAGGCCTACGGCGGTTTCGCAAGAGCCGTCACGATTGGCGATGCATGGCTTCTGCAACTAGACGTTGAATGTCTCTATGGCTTGATCGGCTTAAACATGCTATCAGAAAAGCATGATGTACCTAACGCTTCAGTCTATCAGGGCATAATGAGCAAAGCAATTGACTTTTTAAGAGAGGGCTTTGAGAACCTTTGGCTTGACTTTGACCCTGCAGACGGCAAATGGCACAGAGTCGGTTTAACGGAAAATGAGGTTTACGACGACCCGTTTGCCTATGCTCTGTTGGGCTTGTATGAGGTTGAGGGTTGGAGTGTCAGTTGCCAAAAAGTCTACAACAGCCTAAACAACATTCGGTCTAGCGCAAAATACCCAGCCTATAATTCTGCAATATGTTGGGCTGGTTACATAGACGTGCTTGGTCGATTCTCAGCATGCGACTACTACGACGCCGTCACAAGCGGGATCCTTTGGAAAATCCGCCAAAACCGCGACAAGCCAAGCCTAAAACTCAGTTTAGAAGTCATCGACAAACACGCTACGGAATTCATGTTCTGGGGCGCCAAACACACAGACTACAGCTATGTTGAAAACAAGCAGGCAATGGTCACGGTTTGCTGGCTAGCCGAGCTTTTCCTCCAGTACGAGGAGCCAGTAACCCAGTTCACCAAGATTCTGAAGAGCAAAGGCGAATCGGTCACTCTTTATCCTGTTCGAGAAGCCGCTGCAACTGTAACTTATGGTGAACCTTTGGATTTGCTAGCCGTTGTTTCTTCACTCAAAGCTGAGCAGGTGATGTTGGAAGCAGGTTACTACCTAAACGACTACTTGGCTTTCTACACTTTCCTTCCTGTCCGAGTGCACGACAAAATCAGGCGTCAAGGCGAAGACTACGAAATACAGACCATGACGCCTTTCACGTTTGCGAATCAGCGGTTCTACTTCAAAAGCATCGCAAGGAGGCTAATTGTAAGTTGAGCGAAGCAGAGAACCCTGTCATAACTATTCTGCGGCTTATCGAGTCCCGCATAAGAGTCGTCAAGGATGATGGCGGCTTAGCCCGTGTTCTATGCTCTCAGGCGAATTATGACCGGGAACTGCTCAAAGACTACGACGCTCAAATCACAGTCTCCAAGACGACTGAGCCTTGCCAACAGCTGAAACACACCTTAGACGGCAAACTAAGAAGGCGCATCTACTCCCTGCGAGCAACCATAACGACCGTTGACCAGCCATCTGCAAATGCAGACGTTGGCAGGGTAATGCGAGATAAAGCGCTTGAGCAGCTACTGTTGATTATTCCCGAAAACCGCAATCTGCCCTACAGGACATTCTACAACTTCTACCCGATTGACTCCACGTCTACAACTCACAAGGTCTATAACGCAATATCCACAACCGAACCTGAGCCGTCTAGCCTTGCATGGACAGAATTGGCGAATCCTGAGTATGCGAATCTTTGGGGAAGCGACGACCTTAGGATCACTAAAAGCACGACTGGCAACGGTGAGTTTGCGTTTATGCTTTTCCACTTCAAAATAGGCGTCAAAGCTGGAGAGAGCCGAAATGAACCCAGAAAACGGTGTTTAAAGCGAGTAATTTTGGCTTTTGAAGGTTTTGGGCTTGCGCCACAGGGAAACGGTGTAACCCTTAAAGTATGGGATAACATCGCAGGCGCTTGGAGCAATCCGCAAACTGGCGTTTCAGGAACAGACGAAACCTTGACTGTGACTCTAACGTCAAACCTCACGAACTACGTCAACGATGAAGGCTTTCTCTACCTGATGGCACGGAACACTAACCCATCAGATGGGGTTTCGCCTGCCGTCTTGTACTGCGATTTTGTCCAAGCAACCGTTGATGTTAGAGGTATAACGTTCTGCGACGTGCACAGTTACCGAGACGTCGATGTAACCGACGTTAAGCCGTTCCTCTACAAAGAAGAAATTGTAATCGTGGCTTGGCTCTTCGAGTCAGTAGCCATTTCATAGTCACAGGTGAAAAACATGGTTGACACATACCATTCCGACCAAGAAAAGTTCTACTACGTTACCGAAGGCACTTTCGGCGTAGTTCCAGCAAATCCAGCGATGCTTGGACACTCCTGCAGCAGCTTAGAGCCGGACATAAACCCAAACAACATCCGAGTACCAGGCACAGGCTCAGTTGATGTTGTTGCTCTCAAACGTGGACTAAGGCAACCGCTTCTCAAAGTCAAGTACCCCATTCCATCGGATGCACCCATAAACCTGCTGCAGTACGTCAAGCAAGAACTAAACATCAGCCTTTCCCTGCAAGTGCTCTACTACAAGGATCAATTCGCTTTAGCCACAGACATCATAAGCCTACTCTACAAGGGCGCAAGATTCGACAAAGCCACCCTAACATGCGACATAGAGGGCATTTTGGAGTGCGAAGCGGAGTTTCCAGCCCAAGACGTCGAGGTAGGCACAGCCAAGATTGCAGGTGCAACATACACTGACTATGCTGGCGCTGTTTTAGGCAGCGAGAGTTATGTCAAAATCGGCGGCGTGAACTGCGAGCGGGTTACTTCTTGGAAACTTCAGATTGACAATTCCTGCAAACCTATACCGGTCATAAGGTCGGTCAACGGGCACTTGGCAAAGTATCTCATTTGGGGTAAGCGTCTGCTGACCGGGGAATTGAATTTTGAGTTTGAGAGCAAGCAGGAAGCCGACGACATCTTAGCCGACATCGAGCAGACCAGTTTAGAGTTCGGGCTAGGCGGCGTCAACAAAGTGAGCGTTGAGCACACCAAATGGGATGACTTTTCGCTAAGCGGCAAAGCCGAGGACCTGATCTACGCCAAAGTACCCTTCACGGCTAGAGGACCACTCACGATTTCTTAGGAGGTACACAAATTGAAAACTGAAAAATTAGAGATTGATGGCAGATTCGGCGAAGAGTACAGGGGCACCTACACCTTTGCCGAGATAACGTGGGCTAAAAGAAACCGCATCATCCAAAAGCACACCAAATACAACAAGCTATCGGGCGACGTGGAGAGCAGCGACTTCATAGCCATACAAGCAGAGACCATCATGGCTAGCCTGCATGGCCAACCCCAAAGCCACCCCATAACCCTTGAAAAGCTGCTGGGTGAAGAAGACGGTATACCCATTGAGTTGGGGGAGCTCTTCTCGAAGGTAGTCAACAAGCTAAACGGCATGGCAAGGGAAGATTTGCGTTTTTTACTAGAGCAGTTAGACGAGGAAAACCGCACAGCTCTCTTGTCGAGTTTAGGCTATGCCAAACCTTCGGCTGGACCCCAACCCAACTTGCCAAACAGCCAGCCAGAACAGTGCAGGAGTTCTGCCACATTCTAAACGTGATGGATGAAATGGCAGAGGAAGAAAAAAAGAAGGCGGAGCGTGAAGCAAAACGGCACTAGAAGTAACCTGCGACATCGATGGCATAGAAGAATTCAAAGCAGCCATGCAGCGGTTTGATTCAGGGATTCAGCGTAATGTTCACAGTTTCTTGGCTAGCTGGGCTGCCGACGTCAAAGCAGAAGCCATGCGCCTTGTTCCCGTCCGCACAGGTTACCTTCGAAGTACCATCTATGCGAAAATTCAGGAATGGGTAGCTGAAATCGGCGCAGACGCCACCTACGCATTGTTTGTTGAGTTTGGCACCAAATATATGCGGGCACATCCTTACCTTTACCCAGCAATCCAAGAATACCTGCCCCAACTGGAAACCGTCGTCTCAGCGGCAATTGAGCAAGCAAAAGAGGAGGCGGGTTTACCCTGAGCTACGGTGGAGGCTTTAGGGAAATTGCGGTCACGATTAGGGCTGTTAACCGAGCCTCTAGCGAGTTTAGCCGCATCCAGACTGACGCCGAAGCTCTGGCTGCCAGAATTAAGAGTTTAGGAGCCGCGATTGCTGGTATCGGTGCCGCTGGAACCGCTATTGGCTACATCGCCAACCAAATGGGTCTGCTCAGCGATGCACAGGCTAAAGTTTTCAATTCGGCGATGATGGTGGTTTCGGTTATGGGCATTTTTATGACTACCAGCACAGGGGTAGCCATAGCCCAGAAAGTGTACTCTGCAGCTTGCTGGATCGCCACTACTGCACAGAATGCCCTTAACATCAGCTATGGAACCTTCTTGGCTCTCACTGGTGTGGGGATTGCGGTGATTGTTGCGGCTGCCGTTGCCATGGCCTACTTCACAAGCAACATGAACAATGCAACGGCTAGCGTGCAGAACTTTAACAGTGCCACAGCTGAGACGCCAACACGCACTCGAAGTATTCAAAGGGCGGGAGAATCGGCAGTCACATCCAGTTCTGGGAGTGGCGGTTTTTCTGATGCTTCATTCTATCGGAGGGGCGTTGAATAGGTGAGTGTTAGTCCGCCTGCTTTGACTATTGCTTTGGGCTCTGTGGGCGTCCCTCAAGTTGATGTCATAGAAGCTCTAGTGCATTTGGGTGCCACTAAAGAGGTTAGCAGCTGGGATCTTCGCCTGCAGAATTGGGACGGCAAATACAGCCCAAGCGGACCTTACCCGCTTGCCGTAGGACAGGACGGCTATATCTGCATTGGCAGAGGCGCCAACGTTCCCCAAATCATCACAACCCGGACGGAGAGTATTTCCTATCAAGTAACGCCTACTGAGAATTACGTTAAAGTGTCGGGTCGCTGCTGGGGAGAGAAGCTTTTCCGCCGAGTCGTCACAAAAACTTATAGCGCCCAGAAGGGCGAAGCTATCGTTAAGGATTTGCTTGACTACTTTTCAGGGATAAGCCATGTGCGCGGTAGCACAGAGCTGGTTGAAAACACCGATACAACCTACACAGACTTGGAGTATTCCGATTCACCCGTCTGGGATATCCTCAAATACATCGCTCAAAGCGCTGACAAAACAGGCGTCATAGGCTACGATTTCCGAATATCGCCCGACGGCATGTTCGAGTTTTTCCCCATGAACAGCAAAACCAACCCCACAGACCTGACCGACAGGATTGAACAAATTGAGCATCGCACAGACATAACCCGAGTTAGAAACAAAATTATCATTTACGGGTTAGCTGATAAAAGTGTCCCAACAGACAAGGTTTCTTGGACTCGCAGCTTAACCCCTTCGGACGGTATTTGGCAGCGGGACACGGGCGCACTCTCGGTGGATTCTACGGGTGCACCGGACGGCGGCGCCTGCATCAAAAACTCGGTCGGCTCAAACTATTGGGGCGGCTGCTACTTCCAGCTTAACGCAGGCAAAGAAGTCAACTGCGAACTATATCCGCTTTTAGATTTCCAAGCTAAACTTGCAGACACATACTCAGGCACAGGCCTAGTAATTCTGTTCGATACAGCTAGCCGTTCTGCAAGCAAGAAAATTTCCGTTTCACCTGGAGACGGACAATTCCACGGTGTAGAAGTAGGCGTCGGCTCAGCTTACGCTAACCAATGGGACTACATTCAATCAGGGTTTGATTGGACTCAGGTCAAAACCGTTCGCTTCACGTGGTACTTTTCTCAGGGCGTTGGCAGCGGAGATTTTTGGCTGCATGGACTCTACTTTGGCGGACGCAGATACTCCGCAGTCTTTGAAGATGCGACTAGCCAAGCTGCTTATGGTTTGCGGGAGTACAGCGAGACCGACGAGGAGCTATGGAGCGACAACGAATGCAACCTGCGAGCAAGAGCACTGCTTAACTACCTCAAATCGCCTGCCGTCTATTTGACAGTAACGAGCACACTCATCGACTACGGCAACACGCCGATTTTGGCTGCCGATAAGCTGTACGTGCCCTTCCTAGCTGCTTACTTCCGCGTTGACAGCATTGAATACAAGGTAGACGCAGCAGCCCAAACGCTTCAGTTAACCATCAACTTCGAGAAGGAACCGCCCCAATTAGCTGACTACCTCTATGGTTTGCGGACTTTCACGGTTAACGTTGAAAAGCTCAGCCGAACCAAACTTGGAAGAAGAGGCATACCCATCTCCACAGGAGGCGGCGGAGGCTCTGGTAGCAGTATTTTCGCCAGCAACGTGGAAATCGACAAGACCTCTCCATGCCTAAACCTGCTAACTTCTAGAACGCTTAAAGCAGCGTTTGGCTTTGACGGCGCCAACGTCTTTGTCGTTACCTACACTGGAGACTTAATCCTGTACTCAGCTAATCATCTAATCCGACCCATCACAGACGGCAGTGATGACTTAGGCAATGGCACTTTTCGTTTTGGCTCAGCTTATCTCAAAAATAACCTCTATGTGGCAGGCTGGGAAGTCATCGCCAACACAGGAAGAATCAACATGTCATCAATGCCCCAAGACGCCGCAGGCACTGTTTTGGAGGCCCAGGGAGCTGGGTTCTGGCCAATGTATGTGAACCCTAACGGCAGATACACGCCTGCTTGGCATGAAAACCACTATAACCTCTGGCCTGCAGGAGGCTCAGGCACCGGCTACTGTGGAAGCACAAGCAACTATTGGGCATGTGTTGCAGGCGACAGCGTCTGGTACAATGCCCTTGGGCACATGGACATGATAGATGACCTGGCAGCCATCAAGAAAATACAACGCAGCGAAAAGACCGACAAAAAAGGGATTCCTCTAATTGACGCCAATTCTCTGCCTGAAGAGGTGCGTTCTGAGAAGGGTATGATTCATGCTGGCCATCTGATGGGTTTGGCTCTTGGCGCAATAAAGCAGCTGAACGCCAAAGTCGAGGAGTTGACCCGAAGGCTGGAAGCTTATGAAAAAGAGGAGATAAAAGATGAGTAAGCAAATTCTAAAACTCTTTGAAAACATTAAACCCGGCGATCTAATCGCCGTCGACTGGTGCGATGCATCGGTAGGCAAAAGCAGCGGCTCAGGCATGACAATTGATGTCCCAGTGAAAAGCTGGGGCATATTCGTTGGGCTAATCGGCGACAAAATCAAGCATATCGTGATTGCCCAGAACAGTTTCCGATATGCCGATGGTCTCTTCGATTTGGACTACACCGCCATACCCCTCGGTTGGGCGCTGGGAGTAACGGTTTTAGTTAAAGAGCATATTCCAACCGAGTCGGCTAGCAGGCTTGTTAATAGTTTCATGATGGGCGGGCACCGCTCTATGAATCGTCCAAGAACGTTTCGGAGAGCACTTGCGCAGCGGAGGTTGAGCATCGATGGCAGACCCTATTAAACGGGCCTTGACTAGAAGGCGCTTTGAGCGAGGGCGCTTCATCGTTCAGGAACCCACTGATAGGCTCGTATTGGGCGTGAAATTCGCCATAGGGATGACGGCGTTTATGTCGGCTCTTGAGCTTGCGCACTTAGCCATCTTGCATACGTGGAACGCGGAGATTTTCGCTTCAATCACTGGACTTAGCGGCACTGTTATTGGGTTATTTGTGGGGCAGAAAACATGACGAAAGGCAAACCATGGGACATAGAGGAAGAACGGCAACTCAGGGACCTCTTTGAAGAGGGTAAAAGCGTTGACCAAATCGCAAAAATCATGGTTAAGACCCGTGATGCTGTGCTCAACAAGATTTACGATTTAGGTCTAAAAAGAGAAGAAGACAAAGCGCACGGCAGACGATTGTCTTCTTCTTTCCAGTTGCCTGCAGAACTACCAAGTGTTGAAGAGGCGTTAAAGAAGCTAGCCGCTGCCCTGAAGGAGCTTGAGCAGCCTGGTCTCGATCAAGCCGAGGTATTGAGGCTACGCAGTATAATTTCTGGCGTGAAAATCTACAAGGAAATTTTCGCTGACTACTTCAACTATTGCGAGTTGGAAGAGCGATTGGTTGAGTTGGAGAGGAACTATGCCGAATCTGCAAAAAACAAGAAGTCCTAGACGGATGCACCTGCCTGACTACCACGTAATCCGTGGCTCACTAGAAGACTATGCGAGCGTACAGCAGGCAGAAGAAGTCTTGGCCGTTAATGAAGTATCCAAGGACACTGTAAAGTTTCTTGAGCAATACTGCAAGCTCAAGCCGTATTGGTACCTGCTAGACCTTATCCAGTTTTACGAGAAGTTTCAGTTTAATGCGGTTCGCTGGCCACGCCAAACGGGCAAAAGCACGGGAATTGGGGCGCTGCACCTAGCCGATGCTTGGAATAACCCCGATTTGAACATAGGCTTTGTTGGTCCAAGCTGGCGACAAACCAAACTTAACATCAGAAGGATAGCAAGTTTCTGCCGAAACCTTCCCCAGCAGGGCCTGCATGTTCAAAAAACTAAAATCACGCTTCCTAATGGCAGCATCATTGAGGCTTTTCCAAACAACCCTGATACAATCAGGGGCAATACGTTCCATCGAATCTGGTGGGACGAAGTCAACTTCACCGCAAATGACGAAGACCTCTATGACGCAATCCTTTTCACTCTCGGTACAACAAACGGAAAGCTAACCGCCAGCAGTACACCCTTCAATACCGATGCGTTGTTTTGGAAGATGTGTAACCACAAAGACTACGCTGACTTTGGGCGCTTGCATTTTAGTTGGGAGAAGGCTTTGGAGCCAGATGGTCCTCTCAAGCCCGCCATTATTGAGAAGATTAAGCGCCAGTTCGGCGATGACCCAGCACGTTGGCGTCGGGAAATGGAGGCAGAGTGGGCAGAAGACGAAGACGTTTGGCTGGCTCAGAGCTTAATCGTTGCTTGCGTGGGCACGGTGAAGAATTGCGGCGAAGACCTGCAAGAGTTTAACCCTGAAGCTAGCTGTGAAGGCGACTTCTTTGCTGGACTTGACCTTGCACAGACAAGGGATTATTGTGTTCTCTCAGTTGTCGAGCGGCAAAATGATATGCTATTTTTGCGACATCTGAAGGTTTTCCAACAACCCACCCTTTACGCCCAGGTTCTCGGCTATCTGAAGGCGCTACAGGACAGATGGGGTGGCTTCCAAAAAATCCGAGTAGACTTCACACGAGAAGGCCCCAGCATAATCGCCGACATGGAAAACGCAGGCATCGAAAACGCCGAAGGCGTAAACTTTAGCGTGCCCCGCAAAAGCGAGATGGCAAGCCTGCTAAAACAGCGCATGATGAACAAGCAGTTCTACTATCCACTGCTAAACTGGGAACGCCCATATCGTGGGGACATTTGCAGCGAGCTAAACGTGGAACGGTACGAGCTGCGCAAAGACGGCGCCATAGGTTACTCACATCCCAATGGCACACATGATGATGTCTTTTGGAGCATAGCCCTAGCCGTGTTTGCAACCGTGCAGATGGAACCTGAACCGTTCTTGACAGTTATTCCAAGGTGACCAAGAAATGAGAAGACAAAGAGACTTTCGGATAAGGCAATTCCGTCGAATTTATGACCGGACGGAAGGCAAGTTCACGTTCAACATAAGCTATGAAACCCACACCAAACCAACGCCCAGAAGCTTGGTGGTGGCTGAAGCCTTCGGATTAGGCATAGATGATGCCCAGCGCTTCAAGGTTTTAGATGCGGAATTGAAGATGGGGCCACGGGACATCGTCTACATCACTGGGGACAGTGGGAGCGGCAAGAGTGTTTTACTGCGAGCAATTAAGGCAGACTTAGGCGAAGAGGCAATAGACTTGTCAGACGTGGCAGTGGATGCGGAAAAGCCGTTAATCGAGACCGTCGGAGCCACAGTGGAAGAAGGCTTAGAACTACTAAGCAAGGTTGGATTAAACGACGCCTTCCTTTTCCTCCGCACATACAGCCAACTGAGCGATGGCCAGAAGTACCGCTATCGGATTGCAAAGTTAATCGAGAGTGAGAAACAGTGGTGGCTTATGGATGAATTTGCCGCATGTTTGGACAGGGACACCGCTAAAATCATCGCTTACAACCTGCAAAAGATTGCGCGGCAACAGGGCAAAGCAGTCATAGCAGCAACAACCCATGGCGACCTCCAAGAGGACCTAAAGCCAAGTGTTCTGGTGCGTAAGCGGTTTGGGGAAGAAATCAAAATCGACTATTACTCAAACATGCCTGCAGCAGAGTGCAGTCTAATCCGAGAGATGACAATAGAAGAAGGCACAAAAGAGGACTGGCAAAAACTTAGCAGTTTCCATTATCGAGGGCATAAGATTGCGGTTCCCCGAAAAATCTTCCGTTTAATAAGAAAAGACGAGCTCTGTGGCGTCATAGTTTACAGCTATCCGCCGCCCGCCTGCTATGGAAGACGTCTTGTGCTTCCGAGAATGTCAATTCAAGAAATGAATAAACAACTAAGCATAATTAACCGTGTTGTCATCCATCCAAAATATCGGACAATAGGTTTAGGTGCTAAATTGATTCGGGAAACACTATCCATGGTAGGTACTCCTTGTGTTGAGCTGATTGCGGTAATGGCAAAATATAGCCCGTTCGCAGAGAAAGGAGGAATGCAAAAGATAGCTGAGCAGCAATCTGTAGCGAGCGTTTCGCAGGTGTCTAAAATGCTCTTGGAGCTGGGTTTTGATTTACAACTCTTAGGCAGTGAACGCTACGTTAAGGAAAAGCTTGAAAACTTGGGGCCTGCACAAGTAAGCAGGCTAAAAGAAGCATTCGTTAAAAATAAGCATCCTCGGTTCAAAAGAGAGTTTGCCATAAGTCGGCATCAGCCTTTTGGCAAGGATTCTGACTACGTTAAATGCTTGCAGAGCGCAGACAGAAGCAAGATTGGGAAGTTGATAAGGCTTGTTGGAATGCTAATGCAGACGAAGGTTTACCTTTTTTGGAGAAAATCGCAAGAGCGGTCTTGGTAGTCCTCGGTTGTTTAAGCGAGGATTTTTCTGATGCACTATCGCCTTTTTGGATTTTAGGCTAAACTCTGCTTATTTGCAATCCTCTGTTTAATAGCCTCTTCAAGCTTTTTTTCGTCAAAATCTGTTTGCAGCTTAATATTGCCATCAACTATTACACACGAGCCTTCAACAGCATATGCGCCTGCTTCTTTTGAAGCAGTTGAACGCATCTGAACTTCAACCGTATCCTTAAAACTGGACGTTACTCTTCCAACTTTTTCCATTAGTGATGCAAAACTGCAAGCACAGGAACCAAATGGAACGAACACTTCAACCTTCAATTTACTTCTTTTCAGAATAAAACACCTCCAATAGCATACAAGACTATTATTATGCCAATAACTAGAAATGCAGCCCCAAAGCCCTTTGTTATCCATTCGCTTTTTTCAGTTATTTTCTGACTAACCATTTTTCGTGTGGTTGCCAAAAGCGTACTTAGGAAGATGACAGGTAAAGCGTGACCTAAACCAAACATGAGCAATAGCAAACCGCCATGAAAGGCCGTTGGAGCAGTAAACATTGTCATTAGGACAGCGGGCAAGACAATAGAAAGTGAGCATGGTCCTAAAGCAACCGAAATGACTAAACCGAAAAGGAATGCGCTAAGGACATAATTGTATTTGGAAAATCGCGTCAATGCATTCAGTTTTAGGCTGTTCATACGTTCGTTAACTGACTTGCCAACGCCAGGTGAAAAACCCATCTTTCCAAAGACGCCCAGGTTATTGATCCCAAAAAGAATCAAGAGAACACCTGCCAAGCCCAGAAACAGTTGATAATTAAGCAATTCCAAGGGGATGAGCGATGTCACAGCGTAACCGAGAAAGAAGAATACTAAGCACATGGCCAATGTGAAACTTACGCCGATTGCCAGTCCTTTTAGTGGGCTTTTGCCAATTCCCGTGGCATATGTCAGGTACAC